CGGCATATAGGGCTCGACCGCGTCGATGATGTCGTACATTGTCTGCGTCGGCTCGCCGACCGCGAGGCCGCCGATGGCGTAGCCGTCACAGTCGAGCTTTGCGATCTCTTTCATGTGCCAGATGCGAAGATCTTCGAACGTCGCACCCTGATTGATGCCAAATAACATCTGCTGCGGGTTGACCGTATCTGACAAGGCATTCAGCTTGTCATGCTCGATCTTGCAGCGCTCCAGCCAGCGCAGCGTGCGCTCGCAGGATGCCTTCGCGTACTCGTAGCGTGCCGGGTTTTCCACGCACTCGTCGAAGGCCATCGCAATGTCGCTGCCGAGATTCGACTGAATGCGCATGCTCTCCTCCGGCCCCATGAAGATGCGCCGGCCGTCGAGGTGCGAGGCGAATGTCACGCCCTCTTCTTTGATTTTGCGCAGGCCCGCAAGGGAAAATACTTGAAACCCGCCGCTGTCGGTCAGGATAGGGCCGTCCCAGTGCATAAACTTGTGGAGGCCGCCCATTTGGCGCACCACATCGTCGCCGGGGCGCAGATGCAGGTGGTACGTGTTGGAAAGCTCGATCTGACAGCCGAGGTCTTTTAAGTCCAGCGCGCTCACGCCGCCCTTAATGGCCGCCTGCGTGCCGACGTTCATAAAAACCGGCGTCTGCACTTCCCCGCCGTGCGCGCATTTGAACTTACCGCGCCGAGCCTTGCCCTCGTATTTAATCACTTTGAACAT